AAGTAGGCAAATAATTGGATCTTTCGTATTATACTCTTCCTTATCGATCTAGGGAAAACCCTAGTTGAAATCATATACGTCCTAGCTATTTCATAGTTCACCTATCTCTAAAATGAAAGCTTCATTAACTAATGGAGTTTAACCAATGTCTGATCATGATCATGATTGTGAATGCAATAAATGTTGTCCCGGTCCAATCGGGCCTCAAGGTTTTCAAGGACCGCAAGGCAATCAAGGCCCAGCAGGCTCTCAAGGTCCAGCTGGTATTAGTGGTAGTCAAGGTATTCAAGGCGTCCAAGGAAATGATGGCCAACCAGGCCCTATGGGTCCAGTAGGTCCACTAGGTCCTCAAGGTTTAAATGGTTTGACTGGCGCAACTGGTGCTCAAGGACCACAAGGTAATAACGGTTTGGATGGCGCACAAGGCCCATTAGGTCCTCAAGGTCCTCAGGGTCCCCAAGGTCTTCAAGGTCCTAAAGGTGATTGCGTAGAATGCCATTGTGATCATGTAAAACCAGAATATGCCCAACTTTATTCTGATCAAACGCAGAATCTTGCGCCATCTTTAGGTGCTAATCTCGCTGGTGGGGTTGTTACATTTGACAATGTAATTGTTGCCACCTCTAATATTGATACTTCTTTAGCTGCAACAACAGGTGCTATTACGATTAATAGAAAGGGATGGTACAGAATAGATCAAGCTGTTGATGGCACTTTAAATCCTCTTAGCGCCCCATTAATTGCTTGGGGTCTCGCCATTTTTAGAAACGGCTTATTCGTACCAGGAAGTATGTTTGTCGATATGACAATTAGCCCTGATCAGCAAGCCAATGAAACTAGTGCTTCATTAATGATGTTATTCAACGCTGGTGATTCATTTACATTAAATAATATGTGTATTCAAAATCTACTTCTTGGGCAAGCCGTTGGTGGTGTGAATTCTTCTCCGAATTCAGCTGCGATCAATATTGAATTAGTGGAGGCTCTCTAATGGAATTGTCAATTTTGATTAATAAAGAAGAAGGCGGATCCCTTGAATTTCAAAAAGAGATTTGTCGTTGTGATGGCAAAGATTGGATCATTGTGACTGTTTGTGGAAAACCCGGTGAACACTGCAGTATAAAAGTTGATCTTTGTGATCTCCTTTGTGCTGTCGAAAAACTTGGGTGCTGTCCACAGAAAGAATAGTTACATTTCTTCAGATCATCAGAACGTTCTAAGGATGTTTAGAACGTTCTGGTATCTTTTTCAAACAATAGACTAAAATCCTAGAAAAGCTTAATATAGTGGCTGGTTATAATTTAACCTCTCCCTATTAAGGATAAGTCATGATTGAGAGCGAACAACCCACGATTGATGATGGTCTTACAGCTGAGCAGGTAGAAGAGCTGGAAAGCGGAAGACTTGAAAAGCTAAATGAAGCCGGAATTAACGAGCAAGAAATCCTGGCAGGAGCCCAAGAAGATCTAAATCTGTGGAATAGTTATTTCAATGAAAACGTAACTCGCGGCAAAGATGATATGAACTTTGTCATACGCGATCAGTGGACAGCCATTGAACGTTCAGAATTCAACAGACTTTTCAAACCTGCAATGACTTTCAATAAGCTTTACGATAAAACCAAGAAAGTAGCAGGAGAACAACGAAAAAATAAACCAGACCTATTAGTGCGGTCTTTGACAGGAAAAGCGTCACAAGAGCAAATAGACCTACGAGCAGACCTAGTACGTAGTATTTCTTACCAATCACAAAATGACTTAGTTTATCAAACGGCATTTAGGGCTGCCCTCATGATGGGATACGGAGCATTCCGTATTGATATTGATTATGAGTCGCCCAAGAGTTTTAATCAAATTGTTAAATTTCACTTGATCACAGACCCTACGAGAACCACTTTCGATCCTTCTGCCAGTAAACCGCATAAAGGAGATGGTAATTTTTGCTCACTTAGTCACATTATGGGTAAAGAAGAGTTTGCCGCTACTTATCCATTTATCATTAATCCAGTTCCTTACACGGATCCACGTACTCTCTTAGATTTCCAATGGGAAACGCGAGATACGATGGTGATCTGTGATTATTATGTGAAAGAATGGCATTCATTTATGCTCTACCAGCTGTCTAATGGCGATTCGGTCACCGAAGAAGAATGGGAGCTGATGCAGAAACAGTTCAAAATTCAAAAAGAATTAGCTAAAACTTCTCAAGTTGTGGGTGATTTGATCTTGAAAGAGATTCCAACAATTAAAAGTAGTCGGCAATCTCAAGATTACACAATTATGCATTATCGTTTGATCAAAGATAAAGTTATCGACTTTACTCGATGGCCATCTAGGCAATTGCCAATTATTTTCGTCGATGGCGATTCAAATTATGTTGATGGTAAACAATATACGAAATCATTTGTTCATGAAGCCAGAGATGCGCAAAAATTCATCAATTATGTCGGTTCTGAAGTGGCTGCAGAGATTAAAAATCGTCGACGTGAGCAATGGATTGGTACGCCAGATAATATTATCGGTAATGAGCAAATGTGGCGTAATCCAGAGCTTCAAATGGGTATATTGATAGCCAAACCTGATCCTAAGACTGGTCAGATGCCAACTAAAATGTCGCCTTGGGATATGTCTTCTCAAATGCTGACTCAATATCAAAGAGGCAATCAGGATATCCAAGAGATAATGGGATTTTCTGAAGGCCAAAATTTACAAGGAAGGGATGTCTCGGGTGTAGCCCGGCGAGAACGGAAAGTCGAAGGAAGCATGTCCAGTTATGTCTTCCAAGACAATCTCAATCAGGCAATAGAACAAGCTGGAAGGGTCGTTCTGGATCTATTGCCTGTGATTTATGGAAAAGATGAGCGTCATGTAGTGGTTTCTAAAGCTGACGGCAAGACAAAATCAGTAGTCCTTAATAAAAAGAACGCTGATGGTACAGTTTCTAATGCTCTCGAAGTTGGAGAATATGATATTGAGATAGATACTGGTCCTTCCTTTGCTGTTCAGAAAGAAATTGCTCTGGAATTCTTCCAACAAACTATTGCTGCTAATCCGCAAACCTTCAACTTGATTGCAGATCTTTGGGCAAAAAATCTGGATATTCAGTTCATGCCTCAGGTTGCAGAACGGTTTAAAATGCTTGTTCCTCCTGAAGTTCTGGCAAAAGAAGCTGGCGAACCACCTCCTCCACCGAAACCGAATCCACAAGATCAGTTAATGCAGATGGAAATGCAGGAGAAAATGGGAAAACTCAAGAATGATGCCGATGAAATCAAGATCAAAGAGCAGAAATTACAACTTGATAAGGCAGAATTGATGTTAAAAGCTCAAAAACTGCAAAGTGAGTCTAAATTAGATGTTTTTAACCATGAAGCAGATATTGAAGAAGCTAAAATTCGTCACCAGAAAGATCATCATCAAACAGATGTGAATTATGCCACGCAGATAGCTAAGATTTTGGCAGATCTTCATAAGCAAGACAAACAACATGCCCATGAAAAAAGTTTGCATGAAGCCAAACCAAAGCATGATTAGTTCTACATAGAACATGCGTGGAACAATATGTTTCACGCATGAATACCTTAAACCCCCCACCTGTCTACTACCTTTGCTAAAATAATTGTTTAAAATATTAGCCAATACAAGGGAAAAATCCCTTTGGGTCTCCAAGAGACCGTAATCTTGCGGGCAATTATGCCAAGTGTGGAGAAGATATGAGCGAACAATCTGAAAAGATTTCTAATCAAGAAGAAGCAAATATTGCTAGTCAAGCAATGGAAGGTATGGGGATTCCTACTGATGTAGCCAATGAATCGGCCTCATTAGAGGGTGAAGTGAATGAAGATCCGCATGGCATCAAGAAGCGCCTTGGAATGCAAGCTAAGAAACACCAAAAGGAAATGCGAATGATGCAAGAGCAACTTTATAATCTTCAGAATCAGATGGCTCCCAAGCCAGAAGAGCACCAACCTACCGAATCATATACGGGGCAGCCGCAAGGCGCCAATGTAAATGATCAGATTAGCATGGCTGTAGCTGCCGCTTTACGTGCCAAAGATGAACATGAACATCAACAGGCTGCGCAAAAGGCAGAACAAGAACAGAAAGCTCACATGATGAAGCAATATCAATCTCTCGATGAGAGCTTTGATAAAGCGGCTGAGAAGTACGAGGATTTTGACGATGTAGTTCGTCATCCAGACGCACCTTTCACGCCTACCATGAGAGATTACGCATTAACTTTAGATAATGCGGCTGATGTTCTCTACAAACTTGGTAAGAATCCTGAAGAATTGAAACGCATATCGAAACTCCCAGCCATACAACAAGCTAAAGAGATGTCTAAGCTGTCGTTTGCCTTGATGGGTGGAGTAAGTAAGCCCGAAATTCCTGCTCGGCCAATGGGCCAGATCAAGGGTAATCCAGTCGCATCTCATGCAGTAAATGAAAAGACGAGTATCTCGGATATTCGATCTCGCATGAAAAGCGGCGGTTGGAAGTAAATAGATTGGGTTAATTTGCTAACCAACTGCCATAACGAAACTTATGGAGACTAGCAATGGCTAATCAATTTATTACCACGCAACTCGTATCCAATACAGCTTTGGCGATGTTTGCGAACAATGCACCATTTGTAATGACCGGCTCACGTATCTATCAAGACGATTTCACTTCATCTGGTTATAAGATTGGTGACACTCTTCAGGTCCGTAGACAAAACAACTTTATCGTAGGCGATGGTGCAACAGCCACCCCTCAAGATATCGTTGAAACTGTTGAAAACATCACGGTTGCTCATCAATACCACGCTCTTATCGCTTATACTGTCCAGGATTTGACCTTACGTATTGAAGATTTCTCCCGCATGTTCATTCAACCTGCAATTCAAAATATCGTTACTCAGATGGAACGTGATATTTGTACGGCTGCTGAACTAACTTTGAACTACTATACTGGTAGCGCTGGTACTCCAATCAACTCATTCACCACTGTAGATTTGGCTGGTGCTAAGTTGCTTGAGCAAGGCGTTAATATCTCTGCAGATGCTTATCTAGCTATGACTGTACGTGATGGTTCTAGTCTGAAAGGCGCTTTGCTGAATAACTTCACTCCAGTATTCAACGAAGATATCGTTCGTCAATCAGCTATTGGACATTTGTCATATTTCGACATTTTCCAATCTCAAAATATCGTTCGTCACGTAGCTGGTGCCGGTCCAACTCTTTACTCTGCTGATACGCTACTAGTAAATGGTACAGTTTCCTCAGGAAATACTATCATTCTTTCTGGTGCAACCATCAGCATCACTAACTACTTCCTACCAGGAGATATAATTTCTATAGCTGGAGTTAGCAGTGTTAACCCATTAAGCCGTGCGTCAACTGGACAAAATATGCAGTTTGTTATTACCGCTCCTGCCAATTCTTCAGGTGGTGGTGCTGTGACAATTACTGTAAGCCCAAGCATCGTAAGTTCTACTTCTAGCCCTCTAC